AATAACTCTATTTTGTAGCTCTATAGGTGGAACCCATGTTACTAAAAACCTACCGTTTTTGTTAGGTACAAATAAAACACTACTGTCTTGTATTCCGTTTTGCCATTGAAAAGAACCTTTTGTAACTAATGATTCGTTTCTTACATCTTGATTATAATCTATTTGCTCATATATCTTTGTCAAATTAAACAAAGATTGTTTTGCTTCATCTCTAAAAGCGTGTTGCTCTGTTCTTGGGAATTGTCTGTAGAATTCATTTAAACCATCTTGGTCTTTTTTTAATCCATCTACTTCGTTTTGCCAATATTCTATTACACCTATTCTTATTCTTTTTCCTTGCGGACTAAATCTATCTTTTTTTGGATCTTCGAAGACAGGTAAGCCATAAGAATCAATGTATCCTTCGTAGTTCCATTCCATAGGTATGAACAGAGAATATAATCCTGAGCGAGTCTCTCCATTGGCGTTTCTTTCCTCAACATTTGAATCATAATATAATTTTTTAAAATTACTACCACCCTTATCTAAAGCGTTAGAGGTAGAACCCATCATACACTTACCTATTATTGTACCACCTAATCTTAATGTTGTTTTTGTAACTCTCCAGTTGTTGAGTATATTATTTGGCTTTTCCCATTTACCTGATTCATCGTGTACTAGAAGTTTAAGTTTTTCTCCATCATAGGAATTGTCACCTGTATTTTTCCAGTCGATGGTGGTGTCAAGCCCTGTGATTTCTGCAATGGCTTCATTGGATTCAAGTTTTCTTCTTGTGAATTTTGACGCGGGTACTCTGTACGCGAGCTCGGTTTTTGGTCTGTCCATACCGTCCTGGATTGGTTTGAAGAAGAAGGGATAGTTAACGGAAATTGGTACAACCTTATCTGTGAACATCTTTTTAGCATCGGGACCAGATTTGGACAGTATGCCGAACCGTGAATCCGTTGATATTGTCGCAAGGTTAACTGACTCAGCTGAGGACATAAATGAGAATCCGCTTCGACGGTTTTTAAGATAACACATTCCATAACACCTGTCATCTGCTTTGCAAGCTTCCCAGAATATGTAGAATAATCTGTTTGACTCCCTAAAGTCTGGCTGCCCAACGTCAATTTTGCTCCACTGCAAGTACATATAGTGAGTACCAGTAATGTAAGTAGCCACGTTTTTATTATTGAACCAAAAACCTTGTTCTCTTTTATTAAACTCATTATCGATGTAATCATACCATTTTTCTTTAAAATTAATAGAATACTCTTCCCAATCAAAAACAGATTTAATCTTTTTTAATTCTTTAGGATATTCAGTGTATTCCCATTTATTAGAAACAAACCCGTGAGGTTTTTCTGGTTTTTTAGGTAAAGCTATTTTTAAATTTTGTATTTCATATACTTCACCTACAGTTCCATCTTTGCTTATTACAATTATATCGTGCTCTTCATTATATCCATACTCCCATTTATTGTACCTATTCATTCTATTAAGAACTTTTGGTTTAATGTGGTTTTTTAATACTTTATATAAACTTTGAATATACATTACTTAGATCTACCTTCTGCAAAACCTTTAAAAGTTCTTTCTTCTTTAACTTCTTTAGGCTTATTATTTAATAAATTCTCTTCTTCCTCGATACGGCTTAATATTTCAAATGCATCAAATATAGCTAGTTTTTTAGTTGCAGCCGCGTTTTTTAATCTATCAGCAGAAATATCGTCGTCTGAATCAACAATAGCTTCCTTAGCAACCTTTATTAATTCCTCAACCGCTACGTGCCCAGCTTGGATTATATTCTTTTTCGTTTCCTTGGTATTCATATTTAATTACAATATCATTAGATTTCATACAATAAAGTCTTTGCCCTTCTATTAAAAACTCCCATTCACTATTTGGCGTATAACCAACAAGATCTCCAGATGTTATTTCTAGCGCGTTTAAAGAGCTATTGTCGTATTTTAATACACCAATAAGGTCTTTTTCTTTTTTGTTGCTAAACTGATCGTTATTAATTATAGGCATAACAAAACATCTATCACCGATAGACTTCCATGTTGAGTTATTTTTATATAAATATATTTGATCTAAAGCACAAAAATATAAATCTTCTTTAAAAAAAGATCTACTTTTTTTCTTAACACCTTTACTGTTATAAAAAGTTCTAAAAACATTTTGATGTATAACAACGGTATCACCTTTTTTTATACCAATATCAAATGCTAGAGGTGTTTCCACAACAATAGCAAGTCTATTAACAAATTTCCATCCTTCTATTTTTGTGTTTAAATATAACTCTTTATTTTTTATGTTTATTTTATTATTATATTTTTCACCTAAAGGTTTAACTATAAAGTCATATATACTTTTCATTAATACTGTAGATCATACTCAACTGATATAGCCATGTTAGAATTAAATTTCTTCCATGGCAATACCTCGTCTTTTTTCTTTATATGTATATTATAAGAATTATCTTGCTCTTCAAATATTATATGCGATATCTCGTGACCGCCATAAACTTGTTGACCAATAGAATAATGCATAGCGTCGTTTTTATAATCAGAACCTATGCTTATTTTTCTTATATTATTTTTCATCTTCTTCTACAATCTCTTCATATGTACCATCTTGTAAGTTAATATTTACTTGACCGTACTCTTCTTCTAGTCCTTTCTTTGTCTCTTCTATTTCTTTAGATAATAAAGATATTTGACCGTGAACGTTTTGTTTTTGAACATCTAAAACACCTATAGTTCTCAAAGCTTCCTGTAGCTTACCTTGTTGGTCTTGAACTGTCTTAAGTTGTTCTTCTGTAATTTTTTTTGTTAACTCTTTTACTTCACTCATAATTTGATTTTATTTGATTATTAATATTTATATAGTTACTTGTTTTGTTTTTATTTTCCTACTATAAAGTCACTTACTGTTACACCAGTGCCTGCCACAGCTGTAACGTAATCAACAACTACTGGAAGTATTGATCCAGATTGTAAACCTTTAAATTCTATTACTTGTGAATTACCTGGTAGTCTTACGCTTATTGATGCGTCAGCTGGCATTACACCGCAATATATTACAGATGAATTTAGGTTAGTACCTAATGTTCCACTTTGGTTTTCAAATGCCCAAGCTGGTCTAACGTCAATACTAGCTATCATAGCCGCCGTCAAAGGCATAGCTTGACTTATAGTAGAGTCTTGTATTTTAAATTGTCCCATTTTTAATCTTTTTTATTTGTTATTTTTTTTGCTTTTTCCCAAGTTCTACCAACAAAATAAGCACCGTAAACAGTTACTAATAATGTTTGAAATATTGGTATATATTCTTCTGCTATTTTAAACTCTCCTACATTACCGTGAAAAAAAGCGCAAGCAGTAAATATAACAGTTAAATATATAAGCACTAAAGGTCTTATGTTCTTTGACAATATACTGTCTGACTGCATGTCTGACTCCCATCTTTTAGTAACTTGCTCTTGAGCTTTATTATCTGCTTCTTCTAATATTTTTTGTATTTCTTTTTTTATTAAAAGCTTTTCTTCTTTAGTAGTAGTTAGTTTATCAATAACTTCACCAACCTCTTTTATAACGCTACCACTTAACCATTCCCATATTTTTTTCATAGTTATTTGCTTTTCATTGCTTTTAATATTGAATAATAAGTTTTACTCATAAAATAAGTATGTTGAGCTAAAGAATTAGCTTCTGTATTAATTGTTTTATAAGCACCGGTTGAACTCTTAGCGAGTTTAAGTTGATTTTCATGAACTTCATTCATTAAAGAAACATTTTTAACAGCGTCTTTAATTTGTTTAACATATTCTTTTTGAGCACTTATAATAACAGTAGGATCATATGGATCACTACTAATTATTTTATCTTCTTTTTTTTCAAAAGCAGAATAAGTAAAAACAATAGCTTCTGTTATCATACCTATGGTTAATAATAAAGAACCACCTTGCCAGTGTTGAATTTTAAACAAAGCTCCTAAAATAACGATTGCAGCTCCAATTCCATAAAGCATGTTTGTTGCACTTAAGTTTTTTAACATAATATTTGATTTAATTATTATAAAGATTCAATATATAATCTCTATGTAAATAATTACATATTAGTTAAGTTTATTACATTACTGTTGTTCTTGTTCTTGTTCTTTATTTTGCGAAAGCATAGCGCTGGCACCTATTATTGGAGCCACAGATAATGGTAATTTGTTTAGTGAGCTTGATAATTTTTTCATGTTTTCCATCGAGTCATCCATAAAATCAAAAATTCTATGAGCACTAACATTTGCAGTTGAGCCAGGGGCAATAGTAGCTTTGCTAATAACTGGGTTTGATTTAAAATGTTTTTTTGCTTTTAATAAAACATTTGGCGTTATGTTATCATATTCATGTTTCAAAAAACCACCATCTATTAGACTTTGCCTTAATTCACCTGCAAAAGCTAATGGTTCTTTTCCTGCAGAACCAGTTTGAAAATAATTATAATCAAACAACTGATCTCCTATAAATTTATCAGAAACTTCTATATAATCATCTAAGGCTTGTTGACCTTTGCGATACCCTTGCATAGAATATCCCTTTTCGCTTCCCATAGCGTGAACATCTCTAGCTTCTATAAGGTCTTGAACAGTTTGTTCGTATTTTTTTATAGCTTTATTTGGTTTAATTATAGCACGAAGTTCATCATCAAGAGGCGTTACACGACCTGCTTGACCACCATGTTGTATTTCATGTGCCCACGTTTGTTTGTTTTTAGTTCCTTTACCTCCTAATACAAAAACCCCGTCGTTTAATTGTGAACTTTGTTGAGGTCCATAAATAGCTTCACCTATAGGGTTAGTCATCTGACTTGCTGTACTACCATCTATTTGACCACCAAAAGTTGCATTATTATTTAAAAAATTTTCTGGAAGTTTGTCACTATATAATAAATCTGATCCTTTGCTATAATTTAACTTACCACCTTCTATTGCATCTTTTGCTAACTCATTTATGTTAGGTTTAGATAATTCTTTTATTCTAAAATCAACGTTTTTCATTGCTTGAGTACTTAAGTCATCGCTGAATAAGTTTTTTTGATTTTGCAAAACACCTCCTAATGAGTTTTCAGTAATACTTAAGTTTGGATTTAAAGGATCTTGATTTCTTATCCAAGGATGATAATGTGATTTAGGATTTTTAATTAATTCTCCTGTAGATTCAAGTTGACTTTCTAAATAACTGAGTTCTTGATCAAATAATCTTTTCCTACCTTCTGGTGAATTAATTCTTTCAATTAAAGCTTCTCTTTGAGCAGTGCTCATGTCTGCTCCTTCGGCCAAACCAGAAAGTGTATTATACATATCTTCCTTAACTTTAGGCTTAAACCTTCCAGTTATTTTATTCCAAGTACTTGCGTTTTCTTTGCCAAATTTTGTAACCGCATTAGCAGCTTTGTTATCAACGTTTTTAACAATATTATTAAAAACTTGCCCCGTAGGTTTACCTAGACCAGCTAAAGGATTAAGAGCATTGTTTAAAATATTTCCCATATAACTAGCTGCTCCTTTAGCTCCAGTACCTACACCTCCAGCACCTATCATACCTAACGCAGTATTAACAGTTGCTGCTGGAACCATATCAACACCCATTTTAGTTTTAGCTTTTAGTTTATCAAAATAAGACAAGTTAGGATCTTGCCTCATTGTTTCTATATCTTTAGCTAACTGTGTTGTGTTTCCAGTATTAAAACCTAAAAAAGAATTAATACCCATATCACCTAAAACAGCAGAGGGATCATTTAAGTAAGCTAGAGGTCTTTCTAGTAAGCTTAATGATGCGTTGTTTATTTCTTCGCCTCTTTTACTTTCTATTGCTGCTTGTTCTTTTTCTTGTTCTGTTACAGCTCCTTGGCTAATACTTGCTCTGTTTTTGTTTTGATTTTCCTGTATTTTTCTTACCTTTCGCTCTTTTATTACGGCCGCGTTATTTTTTAAATTTTCTGAAGATATATTGTTATTTTTTCTAAATTTTTCTACAGTTAGATTATCTGAAGTATTTTGGTTTTGTAGTCTTTCGTTGACTACAGGTTCTTTACTAGCAAGCTTATGTGCTAGTAAACCTTTAAAATCTTTTTTACTATGAGGTTTACCGTCATGCATTTTAAGTGGACTGTGATTAACACCACTTTGTAATCCTTTAAAATAATTTTTCTTAAATGCCATATCTACGCGTCTTTAGTTTGACTATAAGCCTCTTTTTCCCATGGTAAGTTTTTAGCACCTTCATTCATATCGTCTCTTGAAAACTTTTTTCCTTCCCAATAAACGTTATCTTCATCGTAGCTTAGCCTACCGTCTTTTATCTGCTTAATGTGTACCATTTCATGGTCTACAACTTCTTGTTGTTGTTTTGGATCTTTAATGTCTTTATTTACAAGTATGCTACCATTATTAGTAGCCATACCTAATGTGCCTTCATCCATATCAACGTGTAATATAGGTGTATTGCCTGATTCTTCATTATATGGAGATCCTTTCATCTTAAAACCCATTTTTAATGGAGATGTTCTTTTTTCCTTAGCGGCTTTAAAAGCAGCGTCATTACCGGTTCCAGAACCACTTCTACCACGCATTTTACCCCATTCAGGATTATGCATCATAGAGCTCCAACAGTGTTTTATAGGTGAACTCATATATTGATTTTTTTAAAATAAACCCCGCAAC